ATCAATTAGCTCGCGTCTGCTAGCTTATTGAGTGAGGACATGGATGTCCGCCGAGCTGCTATGCAGAAACGGCGGAGTCTAGAGAGAGGTTTTATTTCTCACTGTATATGGGGTCGCTTTCGCGACCAAATATCTCCGCCGTACCGTATAACAGCTCGACGGACATCCATGTCCTCACTCAATAAGCTAGCAGACGCGAGCTAATTGATCTGTCCACCTGAAAAGGTGGACAGGTGTGACCTCGCTTGGCGGATGCCAAGCGACCCACGTACGCTTATACTTTGCATTAAGCGTAGTTACCTTCGAGGTCTTGATTACAGACATAGAATTCCCTTCTAACTTCTTCGTATAAGTACGAATAAGGTTATCAGGGATTTCAGGTTTGATCTCGCCGCGACGAGCTCTAGCACGTAAGTGCCAAAGCCAGTAGCAGCGATGATCAAATACATCTCGCGTGCGATCCTTAGCTACATAGCAACGGACCCGCTCGATATTATGTCGTGATGTAATCACTTTGATACGCCTAGCAGTGTAGATGTCTATCCAGACACCTATCATGCTATTGTCACTAAATGGAACTAGAGGGAGTTTACTTTCTTGCACAAGACGCGCAAGGAAGCTCTCTAGTTTTCCATCTGGTAACGCTATGGCTGCAACTCCATTTACTACATGGCAAAGCTCAGGTTTCCCAAAGCTTTTGCTACGCAAGTAAAACGGAGTTACATCAATCCCATTAAATGCATCGACGCCGCAGGACTCCCGAAAGGGGCCTGAAGTGAACGATTTTTCAATGTTGATTGAGAAACCAAAGTATGCAACTGCAGATATGTAAGCTTCAGTCTTGTCAGTAGGTATGATGATATCATCACCGTACGCACTAACATTAGACTTCCGCCCGCATACTGCTTTTGCAATGGCCCAAAAAATTAGAGTCTCTAGAGCGAATGTACAGCCGTTTCCCATTGAGGAAAACTTCTCGTACACGAACTCCTGACCGAAACCAATCCCTTTATGGGACCTAATTGCCATCAAGTACTGAACCCACGGTTGTGGGATCAGTGCATGAACAGCGTTTAGGCTAATGGTATCGGAAGCTTGTGCAAAATCGATAGTGGCCAATTGGCCATCTACAGACGCTGCACGAGCGAGATCCTGATTTCTTGTCTGGTCTGACAGGTCTACTCCGTGGATACGGAGTCGGCCCTTGACATAGTGATCAAATGCAAGCTGAAAGGGTAAATTTCCTTCCGGCTCGCAAGCGATTGTTCTGTCTGTCTTCCAGTTCTTAGGTACGGTCTCTACACGGTTGTAGGGGCAGTCGGTAAATGTTACTTTTTCAAACCCGAAATGGTTTAACAAAGTACGATATAACGGCTGACACCCTACAGATGCTGCCACGTTTCTAACTTTCATTTTCATGAAAGGTAAAGAATCGCGGCGGCCCGTAGTAGACGTCGCTCCTGACGTTACCTTCACTATTTCCGGTATAACTTGGAAAAATGAAGAACTGTCACCAAGTACATCAGCGATGATGCGCTTGGTTCTTTCTACCATTAAAGCGATATCATCCGGACGTCTGTCCGGGTGCCTCGCTTCAAAATGGTCTAATCTCTTATTAGCTCGTTTACAAACCCGCTCTGCTTTTTCAAATGCAGATTGGGCTGATAGATAAGTTATAAGAGGGTCGGCAAATGCAGCATTTTTAGAAAAGAATGCAGCAACTTGTCGACAGAAACGACAGTTTTCAATACTTTGGTATGCGTATTGATAACGTGTAGAAAGGGAGCTAAGTAATCGAATATCGCGCGATCTAACCCCGCCAAGGGCTAGATTGAACAACGCGGTGTCGATTTGACCTTCTTGGTCCTGAATGTAACGTCGACTCACGTCGAATGCTAATTCTTGTAAATCCATAATTGGATCCTCGATTGTACTGTCTTTATATACACCTAATGGTGTAAATAGTTAACGACAGTAGGATTGATACAACTACTAAAGCATCGATAGTTATAGCCACATAAGTCCAGATTCTTATAAAATTAAGAATCCGGCAATGTGAATTATAATTATTGATATGAAAACCTCGATCACTTGAGGTATTCTTGCGTTAGTACTGTATTGGCAAACTCATCACCTGCGATAATATCGCGGATGACGACCAATGCCGCTTGCACATCAGCTGCGTCGTGTCCGATAGGACGCGTTACAGAGATATGAAAAGCAACCCGTTGAGGTAGGGTTTCCCCTAAAGAATTAACCGTAGCAATAGAGACAAATACATCGTCTTGTGCTACAACTTTGTTACCTACAGGTACCTTACGCTTTTGGATGACCACTTGCGGTTTTGAAACCGTGTGAGCAGCTAAAGTATAAGTGCGTGAATTCCCAATATTGGAAAATTCTGTGAGGGCTGTTAATTGTGCAGCCATAATTCTCTCCTTTAGTTAACTGATTATCTAGACGAAACACGTCTAGAAAAGATCGAGATGATATCTTGAAATTTATAAAGATCAAAATCCATCCCGAAATCAGTTTGCGGAAGTAGAGACACAGATGTGGGACGTCGTGCAATGGCGAAAGCTCCTCTCGCGCTGTAATCAAGACTATAACTATCTTGAGTCCAGCCCGATATAGAGCTAACGATCTCAGACTTAACAGACCGACTAACGGAAGTGTAAACACTTTCACCAGCGGTATGAGAAGACTGAGCAACCATAAACGACAACGAAGAAAGCCATTGGCCCACCTTAATAAACCAATCAATGATAAAGGAATAAGTAATTAATTCCCAAGCCGTAATGGCTACATTGAAGGAGAATGTAGGTGGATCAATGTCAGCAACAACAGAACCGCGAATAGAATGACTAAAGACATCAAACATAGTACATTTAATAGTACCTGCTTGAGTGCCAAAAGAAAATTCATTCTCAGTTCTTACTGTGCGGGATGTACCCGCGCTTTCTTTGAATCTAGTACGCTTGTTATTCATACCATCTATGGCTTTTCCTATATTAATCATATCATAATATAAGATTCGCCACCCGTAACGAAATGATAACCAAGATTGGTTAATATTCTTTCCGGTAAAAACTAGCTTCATCAAATCACGAAACGAAGTCAGAAACATAGATCTTAATTTCTTAAGTTCTAATGCTGCTGTTAACGTATCATGACGCTGGGCATTATAAATGCTAGCAGATGCAGCTTGTACAAACATGTCTGTTACATCATCGAAAGTCGGCGGGTTTAAAACCGCAGATAATCTCAGATGTAACGGGACTTTGTACAATCCAGGAGCCCCTCCCGCAATCGAACCTACTGATCTTCCATCATTAGAAGAACAGTTGCTAGATTGGGTGGCGCTTTCCTGATAGATAGTTTTGGTATAGTTGGTAAAGGGCAGTAAATCACCACGTTTCTTCTTAGCATGGAAATTAATAATATCCTCGCCAGTGAAAGAACGATGATCAATAGAACTTAAACGATCATAAGTAGTTTTTGATGTTTGACCATCAGTAACATACTTAGAATCAAAAGTCCTATTTTCCTCGGTGTGGTCAGTTGCTCCCCGTACAGGCATAGTAGAGTCCTACTTCATAAATCGACATTCCGCAGAAATGCCGAGTGTCGGGCCGATATTGGAGCTTTACTAGTAATAGTAAAGCCGTGTTCC